GAAACGATTGATGTGGCTTCTAACTCAGGATCGAGGTATGGATCTGAGCTTGTGATTTATAGACAAATAGATACTTTTCAACAGAACGATACAGGTATAACAAGACAAATACGTAATTTCGTGAATAGACATCTACATGTCGAAGTTAATCTTAGATCAAGAGCTACTCAAACCTTATATGGACTTGGAGGTGAATTTTATCTGTATTTTCTTCTTAACAAAGAATATTATCATAGGTTTTTTGGAGTTTCAAATAGTACAGATATTTTAAATATAGCAAGGACTAATCTAGCTAACTACTTGAGACCAGAAAATTACAACTTAGAACTGGTTCGATATGACACATTAACTCCATCAGTATTTCAAAATACTAGCGAGTCATCATTAATTATTAATCTATCATCAATCCCTGTGAATATTTTTGAGCTATTAGGGTCAAAATTAGGGTTCTTAAAGATCATTTTGATTACGTGTAATCAAACAGTGTTTAATAAACGGAGACATCTGTTAGAACGTACGTATAAACTAATCGATTTTGAACATGTACCAAGTAAGGTAACATCGGTCATCGTAAGTATTTATGTCTATTTAAGAAAATGATTAGAAGTTAAAGATGTCCTCATAATATAGTAATTAGAAGTTTAAATCGGGTTAAGAGTGCATGGACGAGGTAGTTGCGACTTTTTTCATGGAAAACTTTCCATTTTTTTGTTACATTCATCCTAATATGATCACAATTATTGGCTTAATATTAAATTTTGTTATCTATTATCAGTTACTTTACAAATCCACGGAACTTTTTGTCATATTTTTGTTATTAATAATGCGTTGGCTGATTGACACGTTAGATGGAGCTGTAGCAAGAAAATATTGTAAACAGAGTGAATTAGGAGGATACTTAGATACATTGTCGGACTTTATTTTTTTCACTCTAATGTTTGACTATGCTCTTAAAGTGGCGCAAATAAATCCCTGGTGGAATCTTGCTTTTATTGGTATTTATTGGTATACTATTTATTATTATGATAGTTTTTGTGATCATAGTAGTTTAAAAACCTATGAGGATACATTATGTTTCAAAGATATAATTCCCTTTCTAGTAAATAATTCAATAATACCTTATCTTTTTATATTTGGTGTTGTTTACTTTTTTGGGAGTTCTTAAAAAGTTTCTCATTAATCTAAAATTATAGATTCGTTAAAATGATGAATGAGTATATAATACCTGATGGAACTAATAAATAAGGTATATAGTCAATCTTTAATAGCTCACTCTAACAAAGACAGTTCGAATAAGTTTTTGACGGAATTTAGTCAAAAGATAAGGTCTCCAGTATTATACGAACAAACGACTGCCAACCCTTTTCCATCTTTAATTATTTCTACAAAATTTTCGTTTGGATTAAACAATCAAGCTGCTGACGATTTTATAGTTCCTAATGGAGAAATATGGAATATAGACCAAGTCTTAGTTAGAGGATCTTTCTTTGATAATACCATGCCAGCTACATTATTAAACATTAACTTTTATAATGACGATAGTGGCATTCCTGGCACGGTAATTCAAAATTTTCTGAATTATAACAGTTTTACAAATGATAATGGTTCTCTTTTGATCAGCTTGCCAAATGTTTCATTACCAGAAGGGCATTATTGGTTGTCAGTACAGACAGTGGAGCCAAACCTTAACAACTGGTTTTGGTACCGCACATCAACATTAATGAACGATCCGGGACAATTTCAATCTAATAATAATACATTTAATACGTGTGGAACTGATATTTGGACCCCTATCACTACTTGTTACTTTATACAAGGTCCAGATCCAGATTTGGTGTTTACTCTCTATGGCACGAAAATGGTGCCTCCAGTATGCGTTAATCCAGAAGCCAAGGTTCATATGGTTGATGGAAGACAAGTACCAATAAAGAATGTAAAGGCAGGGGATCTTGTATTAGATAAAGATAGTAAGGCAGTCAAAGTAGTATACAATATGAAATTCGATGCGAAAGTGCGAAAGTTCATTAAGATTCCTAATCAATCTTTGGGATCGACAGCTGATTTATTAATTCGTAAAGATCATCCTATTTGGTATAATGGAAGAGAGATATGCTCACAAAATTTGCATAATTATGATACAAATATCCGAGAAATTTCACTAGATACTCCAATAAATGTATATTCATTATGTACTGAGACCCGATCGTTTGTATTAATGAATAATCTACCTGTTTGTACATGGGAACAAAAAGATTGGGAAAATAAAAATAAGAGAAGAAAGATTAGATACATGCCTCAATAAGACGCAAAAGCAGTTATCTCCTTTCTGTCTAAGACATAGTACACTCTTCTCTCCTTTGGTAACTAGATGATTCTGATAAGGAGTTTGGTCGAAAATTCTTTGTTAATCGTTCGATTTTGTTATTCTCATAACAAGTACCATTTTGGTAACTAGATGATTCTGATAAGGAGTTTGGTCGAAAATTCCTTGTTAATCGTTCGATTTTGTTATAACAAGTACCATTTTGTACCATTTTGATAACTAGATGATTCTGATAAGGAGTTTGGTCGAAAATTCTTTGTTAATCGTTCGATAAAAATTATATTATCCATATTTTTATTTTTCTGTGTCGTTTTGAAAGTTAGGGGTCCTTTCTAGTTTTCATACGATGATCTTACGTAATTTTCATAGTTTTTCCCAGGTTTTGTAACATAGTCTTTTACATAGTTTCCATATATCGAATTAGTCGTATTTTCTTCTTTCAGTATAGGACAATATAAGGCAAAAAATCCACAGAGGTTCCCTGAACTGTGGACGTATATAACGCATAAAGGTCAAAAATATAGAAGTATACGTTATCTGGTACCTTTTCATGCACATAAGGACTCAGCACATGAGCACATGAGCAGCAAATTAATAACTCAAACCGATTTGAAATCGGTTTGACAAAGTATTGTAAGTAGGTTGTAAGGTAAGAATTGTAAGCTTAAGCGAAGATCTCGTCTTCAGTATCGGATAAGGGGTTATCTCCATCATCGTCTTCTTCGTCGAAATCGTGGTTGAGTAGATGAGGTTGTTTCTCTTGGCCTTCGAAACGGTAGTTAATAATGTTCTCTTTGCGTACCTGAAGCTTGAATATGTTTGTCTCGATCGTCCGATCCATACACAAGTAGTAGATCTTGGTGGGTTTCATTTGGCTGATGCGATGAATACGATCATTGACCTGTGAAACCTTGCCAGTCTTGTTCCACCATTGGTCGATATGAATCAGTACAGTACCGCGTGTAAGAGTGATACCTTCAGGATTACAAGTGAGACTGTAATACATGATCTTCGTGTTTGGATCTTTCTGAAATGCATCGATACTTGCATTACGAGCCTCGAGAGAACAAGAACCATCAATGCGAACGGCTGATGCTGGATAGGCTTCATCTACGTGTTTCTGGACATAGTTAAGTGTAAGAATGCTCTGACTGACGATCACTACATTTTCCTTTTTCTCTCCGATGTGGTGGGCCAATAATTCAAGGAGCTTATTAAGCTTAGTGCTTTTTTCCTGTAGACCGAAATTGACGATTTCTTTAGGACCCTCTATTTTCACATTTCCTCCCCTGGCTTCTGCTTCTTTCTTAGCCTGCTCTGCGGCTGCAACAGAAGCGGAAGCGGCGGCTACGGATTTAACGGATGTGACTGGGTGTCGACAGAATGGGCATTGCTTCTGCTTAGCTAGTGTCTTATCCCAGCAACTCTTGCATAATTTGTGACCACATACGGAAATGTGGTCGGCATCTTGATCGAGACAAACCGCACATTCCTCTTTACGGTTGACACTCTTGTTGAAGAAATCGAGTACCTCAGTTGCCTCTCCTAGAGTTCGAATTCCCTTTAGACGTGGCATACAATCAAGCACAAACATACAATTCGTGGTTGCGAGCTTCAAACGATAGATAAGACCAAGAACGTTGCGACCCATAGCTCTAGCACACTCTTCGAATTGCTTATCTTGTATGGCTTGTTCTAATCGTTCAACACGTGAAAGAGCATAGATCTGTAGCGAGTCATAGAATGTTTGCTCTTCGGGAGAGAAGTGGAGGGTAAGATACTCTTCGGTCTTCGGTGGCAAGTTAAGGAGTGATTTGTCGCGGACAAGACAGATCTCTGATTGGATTTGCTGCATAACTTCCTTGCAATGAGCGAGTCGTTCGAGCTTTTTCTCGGAAAAGTTGCTCTTAGAATTAGGAACCAATGTACGCCAACTCTTCCAGTCGCGAAAAAGGCGTAAGAAGCGATAATAAGCAAATTCGTCATCGAGACAATTAATGCGCGGAGTAGCGGTAACTACCCATTTTATGCATGAACGTAGATACGAGATCGCTATTCCTAATTTTCCTTTATGATTCTTGGCGAGATGGCTCTCGTCAAGGATAATGCGATAAAAGTTATGGTTGAATATAGACCCATCCTTGAAGCCGGGTTCATCTTGGAATTCATCGGGCTCGTGATCTAGGGCGAATTCGTTCATATCGGAATCGAACTCATTGCGTAGGATGTAATAGCTTGTGATCACGAATAATGTCTTATCAGTGAAAGGGATATTCTGACGACCAGGACCGTGATACACGATAATTGCATCCCTAGGAAGATCAGTATGTTGAGCAAGTTGATCAGCCCATACTTTAATGACTTGTGGTGGACAGACCACTAAAGTAATACAAGGAGCATTTGCCATAATGTTATAGGTTGGACCTGGGTTCTTTTGTACGGCGGCAATGAGTGAGAGGGTCTTACCCATACCGGGAGGATCGCAAAAGAACCCACCATGTAGGACCTGATCATAAGCCGTTTTCTCACGAAATAATAGCCAGTCGCGAGCTTCGATCTGAATATCCTTTAATGGAGTGAGCACGGAAAAATGGATCCATGGTTCTTCTTCTTCTTGTTCTTGTTCTTGGGAAGACGCGGGATCTAATGCAGAACAGCTAGAACTGCTAGAACTGCTAGAACAGCTAGAACTGCTGGAAGAGGCGGCGAGTTCCCGTATCACCTCTTGTTCGTATGGATTTTCCTCATCCTCTTCTGGTAAAAGAGAAAGCGAACGTACAGGGTACATCTCGGGTGGATGTACTACCCCGCACTTTGTGTAAAATTATTCATCAATTTTTTAGCATAATATACTACTAGCATCCTGCGAAACAAGGTTTACTGGGGGTAGTGTGGTGGTTTGAGTTTATTAAACTCCAAAAGAAAAATTGTCCAAGTAGAATCGAACTCACGTGATATAAAGTCATATATAATTTGAGGTAAGGCCGGCAACTTGTGCCTGCAATATGACCAAAAATAGGGTTATGGTGTAGGACCGTGAAGGATGATCTTGCCATTCTCGAGTCGATCCAAATAGTAATAACCCTTACGCATAATCTGGAAAGTTTCTCCTGGTTGGATATTCAATATTGTGTTTTCGATTAGTATTTCGTGTGTTGTTTCGGAATTTCTATTGAATATGTCAATAATGTCTTCATTATCTTCTAGTTTAGGTTGAACTAAGAGTGTACCAAATTTCTTTGCTATTACTCGTTGGAAACCCGATCCATTTATAGTAGTATTTGAAATATTGTCGGCCGAACCACTAGAATTATGCTGGCTAGAACTACTAGAACTAGCATTATCTTTAGCTAACCATGTAACTTTCATGGTATTTTTGAAATCTTTATCATTTGGATCGTATCTAAGAGTTAAAGGATCCACTTTAGTAACAGTTGCATTTCCTAGGTTAACTAATGTATATCTCTTATTCAAGAGATTTTCGGATGCTTTTTGAGCATCTGTAAGATAAGGAAAGTCCTCTGCATCGACGTATAACATGTTTGAAACTGCTAATGTGCGATATCCTTTTTCTGGGTTGTTTGGATGATTAGGAACATTTACAGAGTTAGGTAGAGGACCTTCTATCTTGACTTCGATGACGTTGGGGCCAATGCCGTATAGTCTTAAAGCTTTGTCATTTAGGTAGCTGGAATTGTAGCTCCAAATTTTTGACCATTCTAGTGTGACAGGGACTTTACTTAATATCTGAGTTGTTATGTAGGCAATTAGTGGTTCAATCTGCATACCAGATCTTAATACGCCACGAACTGTAGGCATGCGGGGATCATCCCACCCAGATACTAATCTTGATTCGACTAATTTCCCAAGTTTTCTTTTACTCAATACGGTATTAGTGAAGTTAAGTTTACCATAACTCATTGGTAAGGGATCTTTTTGGCTTATGTTTAAAAGTAGAATAGAGTTATTATCAGAACTATGGAAAGAATTTGCTGAAGAAGAGGTCGAAGAGACACTGGCTGTTGAAGAGACACTGGCTGTTGAAGAGACACTGGCTGTTGAAGAGACACTATCTGTTGAAGAGACACTGGCTGTTGAGGAGACACTGGCTGTTGAAGAGACATTGGATGAGAAAGCTGAAAAGTCGATATTCTTTAAAAACCATTTATATTGGGAGTCTCGTCCCTGATATTCGATGCTTCTCATAGCATGCGTAACACCCTGGAACTTGTCTAAGAGAGGACAACTAAAATCGTAAGTGGGGAAACATTTTCGATTGGGATCTCGAGGATGGTTCATAGCTTTAAAGCGATATAGGACGGGATCTCGTAAACATCCATTTGTATTACGGTAGTCAATCTTGGCACGAAGACATCCATTAGTTTTCTGTCCTTTCATAAGTAGATCGAATTCTTTTAGATTTAGATCTGGTATAGAATCGCGAAAAGGACTAGGTTGAAGGTGGGCTCTTTGTTTGCCAATTTCTTCATCGGTGGAGAAATCCATGTATGCAGATCCTTTCTGAATAAGCTGATATGCGCACTTATCAACTAGTTCGAAATAATCAGAAGCATAGGTAAGACAATCACATTCTAGACCTAACTTGATGATGTCTTCTTTTATGGAGGATTCATAAACTTCTTTTTCTTTATCGGGATTAGTGTCATCGAACCGTAGGATGATTTTGCCTTGATATTTCTTTGCATATAGATAGTTATGTAAAAGGGCTTTTATATGACCAAGGTGAAGATAACCGGATGCTTCGGGAGGGAATCTTGTGACAACTTCACCTAGCTTTGGATTATCCGGAAGGTCTGGTAATATAACAGGACGATCTTTTTTGTTCATATATCTAAGATAGGTCGGATCTTAGATAATTTGTTATATCAAATTTTATTGTTTACGATATAATAGCTAAATTTATCTGATGACTAAATTTTTATCTGCTTAGATGTAATTTTTGTGCATGTGAAATTCTCCAATAGGTAGTTGCAAAAAAAAGCTAGTATGAAATAGTCAGACCCAAATATATAATTTCTAGGATAAAACTATATAATCAATGTCAGAAAATCAGGGCCCAACCGGACCTACGGGACCTACGGGGCTTGGTCCACAAGGACCAACTGGACCCACTGGTCCTATAGGATCGATATGTATAAATTATTTAGGACCCACTGGTGCTACTGGCGTACAAGGCTCTCAGGGTGCTCAAGGTGCTCAGGGTGCTCAAGG